ACTGCTAGTCAGTTGTCAGACATTTTATGGGCAGAGGTCGCAAAGTGGCATCGTCGTATGCCAGAGGGCCTGAAAGAACTAATTGAAGTGAAGTCTGACAAAGTTGAGCTTACGGGACAGGATAGCTTTGCTGTCGCCCGAACTGCACGTCGTGAAACTCCAGAGGCGCTGCAAGGTTTCCACTCAGCCAATATGCTGTTCTTGATTGATGAGGCATCTGGTGTGGACGACATCATCTTCGAGGTCGGAGAGGGTGCGATGTCCACCGAGGGTGCCAAGACTGTCATGACCGGCAACCCGACGCGCACGTCCGGCTACTTCTATGAAGCCTTCAATAAAATGCGCGATAGGTTCTTTACAATGAAGGTCGCATCATCTGATAGTACTCAGGTAAGCGAAACCTTCATGGAAGATATGAAGCTCAAGTATGGCGAAGACAGCAACATCTACAGAGTTCGTGTTCTTGGAGAGTGGCCTGAAGCCGACGACGACGTGGTTATACCACTGCACCTCTTGCAGTCAGCATCCTCGCGAGAGCAGGAAGCAGCAGAAACCACTCCCGTCGTCTGGGGGCTTGACGTGGCACGTTTCGGTACGGACAAAACTGCTCTGTGCAAACGTAAGGGTAATGTCGTAACCGAGCCGATCAAGACGTGGCGCAACAAAGACCTAATGGAAATATGCGGGATTATCCTCAATGAATACGAAACGACCCGCTGGGGTGACCGGCCCGCCGAGATACTTGTTGACAGCATCGGTCTGGGTGCTGGCGTTGTTGACCGTCTCATGGAACTTGATTTACCTGTGCGCGGTATCAACGTCGCTGAATCTCCCGCAATGGGTGACCGATACGGACGCCTGCGAGATGAGTTGTGGTTTCTTGCAAAAGAATGGTTCGAGTCTCGTGACTGCACAATCCCTCTGCAAGAAGAACTGATAGACGACCTGTCTAAGCCGCGCTTTAAGTTTACCTCCAATGGTAAGCTGAAAGTTGAGGGCAAGGACGAGATGAAACGTCGTGGCCTAAACTCGCCTGACCTTGCAGACTCCTTCTGCCTGACCTTTGGCAGCAGAGCCAGCATCGCCAAGTCCGGCAGCGCACATAAATGGAACCGACCAATAAACTATGGCAAATCGGATTGGGTTGTGTAGTGGCCTATATTGAGTTTGAAGAAGATACAGATGACTTTGACATTCTTGTTACCACGCTAGAGGGGCTAAACGAGCTTGGCACTGACTGGGACGACCTGCTTAACTTGACCTTGCTTGCGTCTGCATATTGTGGTCAAATGGCGGAGATTTCGCCTGACGAATACATGGAGATTGTTTCGTCCATCCGCGTTACGGAAGATGGCATTTACGGAGAGGCTTGATGGCTAAGAAGGTTGTAACTACGTTTGAGGTGCGAACACCAGTGCGTCGCCGTCATAAAAAACGTGGTCTGCACATTCGTAAGAAGCTCGGCCCGAAAAGCAATATGAGGATTCGCTAATGGCTATCGTCTATCGTGGTGAGCGTTTTGCTGGTTACAACAAGCCGAAGCGTACCCCCAAGCATCCGAAGAAGAGCCACGCGGTTCTAGCAAAAGAAGGTGACAAGATTCGCCTCATCCGTTTTGGTCAGCAAGGTGTGCGTGGTGCTGGCAAAAATCCTAAAACCAAAAAAGACAAAGCGCGAAAAAAGTCTTATTATGCTCGTCACAATGCACAAGGTAAGCCGACAAGTAAGTTGTCTGCAAAATACTGGTCACACAAGGTCAAGTGGTAGGAGTTAGATATGCCTTACGGAAAAGGAACTTATGGTTCGCAGGTTGGAAGACCTAAGAGTAAAAATAGCAAAAAGAAAAAAGTTGCTAAGAAGATGACGAAGAAGAGGAAGGCATAATGGCTAAGGGTATGGCTCATTACTTCCGAGATGGCACTCGCCATAAAGGTGGTATGCACAAGATGTCAAATGGCGAACTGCACAGCGGCGCTCGACACACTGAATCAAGTAAGAAACTTTACCACTTTGGCGACCTTTCAAATACTGCTAAGAAAAAGGCAAGGAAACGGTCATAATGTATGTTACTGTTTACACGCGTAACCGTGCTGCCGAGAAAGCAGCAGCATTGGAAGCGGAGAAAGTAGCTAAGAAGGCTGCACCTAAGAAACGTGGTCGCCCACGCAAACAGAGGACAGAGAAATGATTTGCCCACATTGCGGATACCCCAATCCAAATGGTTACACAGAGCGTTGCAAAGGCTGTCGCAAGCCGCTAAGTGAAGCTCCTGTTGTTAAGGAAAAGCCTAAAGTAGCTAAAGTAGCTAAAACGGCTAAAAAGGCTAAAGTATCTAAGAAAGCATAGTTATGGCTAAAATGGACGACATTGAATTTCAGGGCATTGTTCGCAATGAGATTGAACAAGCGCTAGGTCACTACGATACGGAGTACTCGCAAGACCGTATCGACGCGATGGACTATTACTTGGGCGAACCGTTTGGCAATGAACAGCCAGACCGCTCTCAAGTTGTTAGCACCGAAGTATCTGACACTATCGAACACATCATGCCGTCCTTGATGCGTATCTTTACGCAGTCTGAAGAGTATGTGCGTTTCGCACCTCACGGGCCAGAAGATGTAGCTGTAGCCGAACAAGCCAGTGATTACTGCAACTGGGTTATCAATAACGATAACCGTGGTTTTGAAATCATGCACAACTGGTTCAAGGATGCGCTTATCCTGAAGACTGGTGTTGTGAAGTTTTACTGGGATGAGAAGACAGATATTGAGACAGAAGAATATGCTGACCTCAATGATGAAGAACTGACCATCATTCTTGCAGACCCAGAAGTCGAGATTGTCGAGCAAGATGAACGCACCATCGGTGAGGACATGATTACCCCTGATGGTATGATGATTCCTGCTCCTGTGCTGTATGACATCAAAGTTAAGCGCACCAAGACAGACGGCAAGGTCTGCATTGAGAATGTGCCACCAGAAGAGTTTTTGATTACGAGCCGCGCCAAGTCTCTTCAGGATGCAGACTTTGTAGCGCACCGCTCGTCAATGTCTGTCAGTGACCTTGTGCAGATGGGTTACAGCAGAGATGAGATAGAAAAATATGCAGGAGTCTCAGATGTTGAAACATCAGAAGAAAGAACCAGCAGGTTTGAAGACCTTGAAGGAGGCGCTCCTTACGACAGCCTTGACCCGACCATGCGCGATGTTCTCGTTACGGAATGTTATATTCGTTCTGACTATGATGGGGACGGGGTGGCTGAGTTTCGTCGTGTTCTTACAGTAGGAAACGGATACCACGTTCTTGAAAATGAAGAGTGTGACCAAATCCCATTTGCTATCCTGTCACCTATCCTGATGCCGCACCGTGCGATTGGTCGCTCGGTTGCAGAGCTTGTAATGGATGTGCAGCTTATCAAATCTACCCTGATGCGTCAGTTGCTCGACAACATCTACAACACTAACAATGCTCGTGTTGTTGCCGTTGAAGGCCAAGTAAATCTTGATGACTTGTTGACGAACCGCCCCGGCGGCATCGTACGCACTCGTACCGCTGGGGCGGTTCAGCCTCTTCAAGTTCCCGAAGTTTCTTCTTCTGTCTTCCCTGCACTGAACTACATGGACAGTGTGCGTGAGCAGCGTACTGGCATTAGCAAGCAGTCTATGGGCCTTGATGCAGACGCATTGCAGTCCACTACCGCTACTGCTGTAGCTGCTATGCAAGCTGCCTCGCAAGGCAAGATTGAGATGATTGCCCGTGTGTTTGCTGAGACAGGTGTACGCGCCTTGTTCCGTGGCATCCTTCACTTGGTTACGAAGTATCAAAACAAAGAGAAGATTATTCGCCTGCGTAATAACTTCGTGACAATGGATCCGCGTCAGTGGGACAACATGTACGATGTGCAGATTAACGTAGGTCTTGGTACTGGTCAGCGTGAGCAACAGCTTGCCACTCTGTTCCAGATTGCTGCCAAGCAAGAAGGAATCATGGCGACAATGGGGCCAAACAATCCTATTGTTACACCCATTCAATATCGCAATACGCTGTCTAAGATTGCAGAGCTTTCTGGCTTCAAAGATGCCAGCGAGTTTTTCCAAGACCCGCGTAATGCTCCACCGCCCCCACCGCAACAGCAAGGCCCGAATCCACAAATGCAAATGGAGATGGCTAAAGCTGAAAATGAATTGGCTCTCAAGCGTGAGAAGATGCAACTTGAGTTGCAGTTTGAGCGTGAGAAGATGGCTGCTGAGTTAGACTTGCGCCGTCAAGAGTTGGAGTTTGAGCGTCAGTTACGTTTGGAGAAGCTGCGCTCAGATATTGAGACATCTGTTAATCTGCCGAGGGTCTAACTATGGCTCTGCCAGAGATGCTGTCATTTGAGGACTTGCAGGACATTTTAAATATCTCCGCACCCACTGGCGTATCTGCACCTCCTGCCATGCCTCAGATAGAGTTTATGGGTGCGCCAACTACAGTCGGTATGCCATCTCTGGTTGATGCCCCCACTATGCCTTTGGGTGATATTTTAGGCAGTCAGATTACATATATTGACCGCCCACAAAACATAACTTACAGCCCCGAAAACCTGCCAGAGTTTATGAAAGACTTTGAGCAGATTAGCCCTACACTGTTTGCGCCTAGTCAAGGTGTATTTGGTCAAGCCCCAGAAGTTGACACAATTCAGCCACTGATGCCGC